AAGAGGAAGGTTCTGGATTTGATGTTTCAGGTTCACAAGATATTGTTTTGTTAGGTACACCTGTTGTTGGTTCTAGAATTGGTGTGACTTACCTATATTAATCGTCACCATAGATGTCCTTCTTTTTTGGTTTACAAACTTCGTCAATATATTTTTCTAAAACCTTATAAATTTTTAATCCGTTCTTTTCACAATGGTTTTTTAACATCTCGTGGTGTTTTTCACTAATTTTTACGTTTTTCTGTTTGTTTTCCATGATGAAAGATAATTTAAGATAGAAAAGGATAATTTACTATCTTTTTAAACAAAAGTACGGAAATCTTTGGTAAAAACAAAGATATTTATAGAATAACTAATAAAAATAATTAACCAAACAACAATCGATGGCAAATTCAAACAGAGTATTCGTTTCTCCGGGTGTGTACACATCTGAGAAGGATCTAACATTCGTAGCACAAAGTGTCGGGGTTACAACTTTAGGTTTAGTAGGTGAGGCTTTAAAAGGTCCTGCTTTCGAACCTATTTTAGTTGGGGACTTCGACGAATTCAAAACGTATTTCGGACCAACTTCACCTGAGAAAGACGGTGCAAATAACCCTAAATATGAATTAGCATATATGGCTAAATCATACTTACAAGAGTCTAATCAACTATTCGTAACAAGAATACTTGGTAAAACAGGATATAAACCAGGAAAAACTTATAGTATTAAAACTTTAGGTGGTGTAACAGTGGATTTAGTGTCTACACCTACATCAACAACAGGAATAACATTATCAGCAACAACCGCAACTATTACAGGTTCAACAATTTATGGTGAACTTTCAGGTAAAACGGCAACCAATGGTTCATCTGTAACAACATACATAACAAGTAAAACAGGTAAGAGTGGTGCGGCGTATGCAAATAACGATTGGTTTGTTATTGGTAATGTACCAACTTCAGATACCTCAAGTTTAACAGGTACAAAACTTTTATCACCAATCGGTGAAAATGCTAATAAAAATTGGTATAATGCGTTCTTTACTAAGACAGGGTCAGCCGACTCAACAATTGATGGTGTTTACTCTTATCTTTTTGTTTATTCTACAAGTACATCTTCATTTGATGTAACAAGATTTAAATACAACGCGTCACTTAATACAGATTATAGTAATGTAATTGTCACTTCTTTAAGATCAAGAGGTGAATATAACGCATCACAAAGTTTAGTATTACAGGTAACAGGAACAACGGCAGTAACATTAACCGATGTTGGTGGTGTTGCAACTAACCCAATGGCAGAATTTGCTTTAAATGTTACAGGTATTACGGGAGGAATTAAAACATTCAATTGTTCATTAGATATTTCATCAACAAAATATATAAATAAAGTATTAGGTACTGAAGTTTTTGATAAAGTAAAAGAAGATTATCCATTATATGTTAATGAAATATATTCTAACTTATTATTATCAGCATTTAGAAATGGATACGTAAGAGGTTTAAGTTTAGATGTATCATCAAACGTTGAAAGTGATAATTTTGCACAATCATGGGATACTCCATCATCACCTACAGTTGTTTCTGAAGTTCGTGGTGGTAATGTTGCAGATTTATTCTCAATATTAACAATATCTGATGGAGACGCAGCAAATATTGAAGTTAAGGTTACAATTCAAAATATTAATTTAGATACTGCCGAATTTGATATTATGGTTCGTGATTTTAACGATACTGATGAAAATCAAATTATATTAGAGAAATTTACAAGATGTTCAATGAATACTGACCTTCCAGGTTATGTGGCAAGAAAAGTTGGTACCTCTGATGGTGAATATGAATTACGTTCAAAGTTTATCATGTTAAATATGGCCGATAATGCACCTACGGACGCTTTCCCTGCTGGATTCAAAGGATTTACATCCTTACTTGTTTCAAGTAACAAATTAGGTAGTGTTCTTTACAAAACAGAATTTTTTGATGGTGGTGACGTGGTTTACTACGAATCGGATGGTTCTCAAGTATTATCTAATGGAGATAAAGTAAAGAAAGTCTCTTTAGGTTTATCATCTCAAAATGGTTTTAAATTTGATAGTGACTTGTTTAAATATAAAGGAAATGCGGCGTCTTCAAGTACATTCGGTTTCCACTTATCAACAAACGCATCATCAATAACAGGAACAACATACCAAACAACACCTTATGATTTAGAAGGTCAATCTGGTACCGACAATAAATTAACCAACATAAACTTCCGTAAATTTACATTAGCGGTTTGTGGTGGATTTGATGGTTGGGATATATACAGAGAGACAAGAACTCTTGGTGACCAATTTATTTATGGTAAAACAACATATAATACAGCTAATACCGATAATGGTGGTGTGTTCAATACAACCATAGGAAACTCTGATTATTATGCTTATTTAGAAGGTATTCAAACTTACTCAAATCCTGAGGCAATTGATATTAACGTATTCGCTACTGCAGGTATTAACTTCTACGATCATTCATCTTTAACAAGTCAAGCAATAGATATTATCGAGAATGAAAGAGCCGATTCACTTTATATCATATCATCACCAAATGTTGATGATGCGGCAACCGTTACAGGTTACCTTGACGATTTAGGAATTGACTCTAACTATTCTGCAACATATTGGCCTTGGATTCAAGTAAGAGATACAGATAACGCAACTCAACTTTACATTCCACCAACAGGTGAGGTGTTGAAGAACATCGCGTTAACTGATAACGTATCTTATCCTTGGTTCGCAGTTGCGGGTTATTCAAGAGGTTTGGTAAATGCAATTAAAGCTAAAAAGAAGTTAACTCTTGATGAAAGAGACGAACTTTACAAAAATAGAATTAATCCAATCGCAACGTTCTCTGATACTGGTACAATTATTTGGGGTAACAAAACGTTACAAGTTAGAGAATCTGCACTTGATAGAATCAACGTAAGAAGATTGTTGTTAAGAGCAAGAAAGTTAATTTCAGCAGTTGCTGTTAGATTGTTGTTCGAACAAAACGACGAACAAGTAAGACAAGAGTTCTTAAGATTGGTAAACCCAATTTTAGAATCAATTAAGAAAGAAAGAGGTCTTTATGAATTTAAAGTAAGTGTTTCAAGTGATGTTGAAGACATCGACGCTAACACTTTGAGAGGTAAAATTTACGTTAAACCTACTCGTTCTCTTGAATTTATTGATTTGGAATTCGTAATTACTCCAACAGGAGCTTCATTCGAGAATATCTAATCTAAAAGGAGGATATAAAAATAAAAAGGGAGGCCGAAAAGCTTCCCTTTTTTAATGCTCCACATGGAACCAATTATTATTAAAATTATATCATTTTATTTTACCCAGTATAATCTGGAACTAGTTATACTAGTATTTATATGTTATATTATTAAACTAGAAATTTATTAATTATTTATACTGGGTCTAGAATACTGGAGGATTTGTAAAAAACTACGAAAAAAAATCCACAAAATCAAGATCGATCCTAAAAATAAATTTATTTCTAATTAACATATATTTATAAGAGTATAAAATAACAAAAAAACTTAACAAATACAACATGGCAGATTTACTAATGAAAATGCCGGTTCCTTACGAACCGAAAAGACAGAACCGATTTATTGTAAGATTCCCATCTTCTTTGGGTATCAATGAATGGTATGTAACATCAGCGGCTAGACCATCCGCAAAAATCAACGCGACTGAAATTCCTTTTTTAAATACTTCAACATATGTTGCGGGTAAATTTAGTTGGGATACTATGAGGGTAACATTTAAAGACCCGATTGGTCCATCAGCGTCACAAGCGTTAATGGAGTGGTTCCGTTTACACGCTGAATCAGTTACTGGTCGTATGGGATATGCTGCCGGTTATAAAAAAGACATCGAACTTGAAATGTTAGACCCAACGGGAGTTGTTGTTGAAAAATGGATTCTTCAAGGAACATTTATTCAAGACATCAACTTTGGTGAATTAGACTATTCAAGAGATGAAATTGCAACTATCCAATGTACTTTACGTATGGATAGATGTATACTTGTATTCTAATATTATACTTTTTCATATATTAAACCGATATACCAGAAATGGGTATCGGTTTTTTTATGTTTAAAACTTTACTTTACGATAGTTATAGATTAAATTGTACTATGGAAGAATTAAGAATTGACCCAAGAATCGCATATGATGTTGTGGAGTTACCAAGTAGAGGTATCCATTATCAAAATGGTAAGAAATCACTAAGAATAGCTTACCTAACTGCCGCGGATGAAAATATATTAGCATCCCCAAATTTAATACAGACAAATGCTATAGTTAATGAACTATTAAAAAGAAAAGTATTAGACAAAGACTTATCAACCGAAGATTTGGTTGAAGAAGATAAGGAGGCTATTTTAATATTTTTAAGAAATACCGCATTTGGTTCAGAATATAAAGTTACATTAACCGACCCAAAAACAAACGAAGATTTTGAGGTTCAAATAGATTTAAGTAGTTTAGATTTTAAACCATTTACATTAGTTGCAGATTCTAACGGAGAATATTCATATTTTATGAATAAATCCAAAGTAGACGTAACATTTAAGTTTTTAACCCAAAAACAAGAAAACGACATAAAAGAAATTGCAAAGAGTTGGAATGGTAATGGAATAGCTCCAATTATTACAAAACAACTCGAAGGTATGATTAAATCCGTGGCTGGAGTTAATGACCCAATGAACACAAGAAATTTCATTGAGAATATGCCGATTAAAGATTCACAAGATTTTAGAAAATACGTATCTGACAATAAGCCAGGAATTGACCTAACACAAACAGCAAATACCCCATCAGGAGAAGAGATCCAATTTAGAATTGGGTTTGGGGTTGACTTTTTTCGCCCTTTCTACGGAATATAAGAAAAATCAATTATCGGAAATTCACTACCTAATCAGGAAAGGATTCTCATATGGAGACATTTTAACTATGCCTGTCTATATCAGACGATATTATATTGGTTATATAATGGAGTTGGAAAACACACAATAACCTATTTATATGTATGGCAGATTTAATCAAACTTGCTAAGCAAGGTAATATAACTCAATTTGAAAAAGAGTGGGCTAAAGAGCATAACGCTACTTTAACAAAATCAGGTGCGTTTGCAGATTCAGAAGATGGAAACGCTTGTACTAGAGATTATAATAGATACCGAAAAATGGATGATGGAGGTGGTGGAACAAGAGGTGCAAAATCAATCATGGAAGCCGCAACAAGTATTCTAAAAGGACAAGAAGGTGGTGGATCATATAAAGATATTAAGGACTCGGTTAATTCATCACAGCTCATGGACGTAGTCTCCAAAGATGGAAAAATTTTACCCGCAGACCAAATTGCACAAAATGTATTTAAGGAAGGATTAAACCAGATTGGTGATGAATATAACAACCAAAGAAAGTTATTAGAGGACATTAATACTAAAACTGGTTTAACGGGTAAACTATCAAAAGATTTTAGGGAAGAAATATCAAACGCAGGACCAAGATTAGCTCAATTGGGTATTTCTTTTGACACATTAGCAACGGTCGCACAAGGTTTAGTTGAAAAATCTGGTAAATTTAATTTAATAAATCAACAATCATTTGAACAGGCGGCAGTGGTTGGTCAAGCATACCTTGGTTCAATGGAAGCATTAACCAACATGTTACCTGATTTTGAAAAAGTGGGTATTGGTGCAAAAGGTACATTTGACGCAGTTGAAAAGGCGGGAAAAAGCTCACTAACTTTAGGACTAAATTCACAAAGAGTTTCAAAAGATTTAGCAACAAATATAGGTAAGTTAAACGAATACGGATTCCAAAAAGGAGTTGAGGGTTTAGCTAGAATGGTTCAAAAATCTATTGAATTTAGATTAAGTATGGATGCGGTTTCACAAGTTGCCGAAAAAGTATTTAGTCCAGAAAGTGCATTAGAGTTATCAGCTAACTTACAAGTATTAGGTGGTGCCATTGGAGATTTCAATGACCCACTTAAATTAATGTATATGGCAACGAATAATGTTGAAGGATTACAAGATTCAATTATTAATGCTGCAAGTAGTTTAGCCACATACAACCAAGAACAAGGAAGATTTGAAGTTACAGGTGTTAACTTAAGAAAAGTAAGAGAGATGGCTACCGCATTAGGTATGGACTATAAGGAACTTACAAAGACCGCAGTTGCGGCACAAGAAAGATTAAGCGCAAAAGAAATGTTATCTGGTTTAAGAATTGAAGATGAGGATAAAGAATTCTTAACTAACATGTCTCAGATGAAAAATGGTAAAATGACCATTGAATTACAATCTGAAAAAATGAGAGACCTTTTTGGTGGAGCACAGGAGGTAGCGTTAGATACTTTAGATAAGAACCAAGCCGAATTATTGTTAAAATATAAAGATGAATTTAAAAAATTAGAGGCAGATGATATTGTAAGAGGACAAGCTTCAGATATTGAAAATATTAGACGAGATGTTTCATTTTTAGTTAAATCGATTGCGTTAACAGGAACAAGAGAGGTTAAAGAGTTGGCGGATAAAATGGGAATTGATATGAAAAAATTCGCAGAAACAACAAAAGAAGCACTCCCAAAAGCCGCCACTTTAATTAATAATGAAATAAAAGGTATTATTACACCTGATAATAAACAAACAGGTAAAGTTGAAACACCAAAAAATGCAATAACAAAAGAAGAGGCAACAAAAATTGCAGAAGAAGAAGCTAAAAAACAAAAAGAATCGTCAACTCAAACAGACAAAAATGTTAAAGTAACAAACGAATATGTATTCAAAGGTGGTGACGCTTTAGTTGATGGATGGATGAGAGAAGTGGGTAAAAATTCAAGTATCTATAATGACTTCCATACAGTAGATACTCAATCGTATACTACACCATCAACTGCTAAAAGATAATCTAAATAAATCTATTTATAATATAAAAGAAAATAATGCCAAGTTACTTAAATTTTGATTCTACTAAAGAATTTAGGAATTCTATCATAGCAAAAACGTTAATCAAACCAAATGGTCCACAAACGTTTACTAAAGATAACTATGATTATCAAAAATTAAGTAATCTATCGAATGTTGATCCAGGTGCTGTTGATAAAAATAGAAAAGATGATTTAATTAAAATTTCTAATTCAAACACGTACAAACCAACTAAATTTTTTATAAAGGAAAATATTGATACGTTACCAAGAACACGTAACTTATCATTATATTTTAATGGTGGTTCTCCATATTTTACTGCGGAGAAACATAATTTAATTGGTATCATGGCGACAAAAAAGTACGATACTGAATCTGAATTATTTAAATTTGCAGCAAAATACATAAGAGAAGATAAGGGAGGTCCTGTATTAACAAGGATAGCTTATAATACCGATAGAGCAATTAATGGTAAGATAAGATTGTTAGACGCTTTAAATGGTAACACAGCAACCGCGTTAAACATATTAACAGGTAGAGAACCATTAGTTGAAATGAATAATAAGATTACTGTTGCAAGTACTCTTATTGGTAAAGGTATCGATTTTTTACAAACAGTTTCAGGAACACAATTACCATTTAGTGAAATACCTGGCGATTATTTATCAAACCCAAGAAATCCAATAAATTATAGACCCGAAGCAAAAACTGAATTAGGTAAAATTGCACAAGATGTTACGGGAGTATTAGGTTCATTGATTGGAATTGAAAGAAGACCAAAGTTATCAAGAAAACCTTCAGATTTATTAATACAATATATGGGTCAAGGACCTAAACAGGCTTTGTTTGATTCATTAACATTTAATAGATATGCACCAAACTATACAACAAGTGCGAGATCTCAACAATCATCAAAGTTATTTAGTTTTGTAGATAAAGCGGCACAAGGTATAAAAAATATATTAGGTGTCGAAGCTCCCGCAGGACAAGCTTATATTGGTGACGATAGGTCAAATGATGTAAGATTTGCAATGGGAGATTTTAATGACAACCAAGTAAGAAGTCCTTATTATCTTTCATTAATGTTTGATGAAATTTCTGCTCAGTTATTTCATAAAAGTAAAAATGTAACCGAGGGAGGACAAATTGGAGGTAAACTAGCTTGGTATAGTAAAAATTCTAAAAATAAATTAGGAGAACATAACAAGGAATATAGTGGTATAGAACAAACTAATTTACAAGATAGTTTATCAACAAAATATGTTTTTAGAGAAGATTCAATTTTAGGAAAAACACAACAAATATTAAATACATTACCAACTAATGGTTCTGAGATGCGTTCTCACGTGGCAAACGTAATTGACCAAACCAGTAGAGTTTTTAAAGATGGTGAGGTAATGATGTCAAGAGGTTCTGCGGTAAAATACACAAACAAATTTTCTGGTGAAGAAAGTGGTGTTGAATATTGTAGAGTATGGACAAAAGATAGACCATACTTTAACTACACAGATACCATGAGAAGAACAAACATGGTAAGAAAGTTTGATGGAAGTGTAATGGGTGGTGGTAGTAGAGTATGGAACTTAAACTACGCACCAATGTCGAATGGTAGAAAATCATTTGAAAATTCAACAAATATAAAAGATGGACAGGCAAAAAAATATATGTTTTCAATTGAAAACTTAGCTTGGAAATCATCCACACAAAAAGGATTCACTGTACAAGATTTACCAATTTGCGAAAGAGGTTCAAATGGAGGTAGAGTAATGTGGTTCCCACCGTATGATTTAAAAGTATCAGAACAAAATAGTGCTAAATGGGAAGAGAATAGTTTTTTAGGTAGACCAGAACCAATATACACTTATCAAAATACATCAAGAAGTGGTACAATATCATTTAAGGTTGTCGTTGACCACCCAAGTATTTTAAATCTATTGGTGAGAGAACATTTCAAAGGTATGTCAGATGAAGAGGCGGACAACTATATTAATGCATTCTTTGCTGGATGTGAGGAAATTGACTTTTATGATTTAGTAAGAAAATATACTAACTTAGATACGGACGATATAAAAAGAATTAATGAATATCTTAATGCTGGAAAAGAAATGTCCACCATTAAGAAATATAAATATTCATCAGAAGAAGTTGAGGAGGTTAAACCAGAGACGGGTGAAACCCCAACAAAGGCACCCGAACCTTTTTCATTAGCTTTATTTTTTCCAAATGATATTCCTGCTAAAGATGCTAATAACACCACAAAAGGAGAAATATATAGCACAATACAACCTTCATATTATGCACAAAAATCCTCACTAAACGCAGATGCTTTAGCTGATTTTACAAGATTAAGTGGAGACACAAGTGGAGATGCAATCCAAGACATAAAGACAATTTTTAAATTAGAAAAATCAAAAATAACAGATTTTCCTAAAGCAATTAGTTTACAATTGGATAAGTTAAACACAGGATTTGAAAAATTAAATACAAATTATACGGAATTTAATACAAAAATCGCCGACCTTAAAAAGGCGGTAAGTGGAAATACAATTGAACTTGCCGAATTTAAAATACTATCAAGTGCATCCGAAGTTGCAAATGATGATTATAATTTCCTATTAGGAATGAGAAGAGCACATTCTTTAGTATTGGATATTCTTACTAAATTAAAAGGAGATGTAGATAAAATACCCGACTTTAACTGGCCATCAGAGCAGGAAGTTAAAAAGAATGCTAAAGATGGTTTAAATGACCAAAAGTTAACATTTACTTTTGAAAAGTTAGGATATAAAGGTAATGTAGGTAAGTTAATTATAAACTTTTCTACTGAAGGTGAAAACGCTAAAGGATTAACGAATGTTGATCCAGATGGTAGATTAGATTGTAAGACTGTTATTCAAACAAAATATGGTTTAAAAATAACGACACCAAACGCATTTTATTGTAGACAAACAAGTGTTAAGTTTTCCGCTAAAACACTTAGCGTACAAAAACCACCATCGACACAAAAAATTAAAATACCGAAAATTACAAAGGAGCCTGGTGAACCTGAAATTACATATACACCAAAGCCACCTATTGATGTAATGAAAAGAATAATTACTAAAACACTATCTGAATGTTACTACTTTAAAAAATTGGAGGAAGATTCACCGTTAGCGTTTACATCTTTAAAGGAAAAATTAAAATATTTTCATCCAGCTTTCCACTCAACAACACCTGAAGGATTGAACTCAAGATTAACGTTCTTATTACAATGTGTAAGACCTGGAAATACAATACCAATAAAAGGAATTGCTGATGTTAATGATTTAAATGCACGAAATACTTCTTTTGGTCCACCACCAATATGTGTTATAAGAATTGGTGATTTTTATCACTCTAAAATTGTTATAAGAGACATTAACATAACGTATGACGATTCAACATGGGATTTAAATCCAGAAGGTATTGGAGTACAACCAATGATTGCTAATATAACGTTACAAGTTAGTTTCATAGGTGGACAAGGACTGGAAAGACCGGTTGAAAAATTACAAAATGCTTTATCATCTAACTTTTTTGCAAACACAGAAATTTATGATGAAAGAGCACAATCAACCGCAACTTTAATTGATGGTAAACCAGCGGACCAATTTACTAAAGAATTCATTGCTGAATTACAAAAGAAACCAGAATTTCAGTTAGAGGGTGATAAAGATAATAAACCAAAAGTTAGTCAAGGATTATATATTGGAACGGGAATTCTTAATTCTGGTCTTGATTATATTAAAATAGATTATACTAGTTTTATTGATACAATTTTTAGCGGTACAGATTCGTATATTAATTTATATAAATCATCATATAACGAAGTTGTTAAAAAATATGGTAAAAAAGTATCAAGTATATTTTTTCACAATAGATACAAAACTGTAACTGGATTAACAATTAACACAAGTGCAACAACAACAGATATATTACCTTTACTTGGAGCATCTAATAAAGATGCCAATGTAAACTTTTATAGTACAAAACTTACCACAGATTTAAATAGTTATATTAATAACAATGACGTAACCACCTTATTGGGTTTTAATAAAGCAGTAACAAGTGAAGGAATGGATTGGTCTAACGAAAAATTAAGAGAAACGTTAAAATCAATCATTAACGAAAAAATAGGGGAAATGCCTGAAAGTAGTTCACTAAAGAAATTAGAAGATTCTAGAAATAAAGTAATTAAATTATTTGAAAAAGCTAATTTTTTAGTTAAAAATGAATTTGACGGAAAAGTTGATGGAGTACAATTTATCTCAACAACATTATCAGGTTTTACCGGTTCAACCTTATATAACCAATATTCAAATATTGTTGATTATTTTAAAAACAAACATGATGAGTTTAATGAAGACTTAGATATAAGTTTTGATTTTGCTACTGGTGTATTAAACGACAATATTTTTGTAGAACTAATTTCAATATTATTACAAGGAAAGAGAGAGACAATAACTAAACTTTATGAAGAAATTTCAACAAAAGAAACATCAGATAAAATTGGTGAAATTGTGGACAAATTAATAGAGACACCGAAAGAAAAGAATTTTAGAATGGGTAAATTCCCAATTAAAAAGGGTGGTAGTAAGATAGAATATGATGTGGATGTAACAGATTACATTGTTCTTGATGAAATAAAACAAAGTTTAATGGACCTTCACAATGCTGAACAAGTTAAATTTGGTACAGAAACTTTTAAATTAATATAATCATGAGTAGAGAATATTTTAATAGGTACCAATTTTATATAAATGATGGAGAATTTAGAGTTGTTCCAGGAATCGAAATACCAATAAAAGGAACAGACAAGTACCAACAATATAAAAAAGGTAAAGATAGATTAGATAAACTATCACAAGAATATTACAATTCACCATTATATGGTTGGTTGATTTTATTAGCAAACCCCGCTGCAGGTAGTTTAGAATTTGAAATACCTAACAATTATTATATAAGGATACCATATCCGCTAATCGACTCTTTACAAGATTATAAAAGTGGTGTAGAATTGTATAACTTATATTATGGGGAATAACAAAATTAGTCAGAGTGAAAATATTTTAGTAAAAGTTGATGTTAATAACTTAGTTTTTGTTGATCCCAATAGTGTGCAAAATGGTGACCAAGTAGAACCAAGAGGAATAAAACAAGAAAATTTAGTAATGTTTGTCAATCTTGAGGCAGATTTAATACCACGAAGCGTATTAACAGCATCTGGCGATAGTACATCGAAAGGAACATTATCGTCCATAGCTAAAGGAACCTTAAGTTTTACACAAAATAAAGGTAAAAATGGTAAAGATTTTGATACCGCGTGGACAGAAGAGTTTGTAAATGTAAAAGATGGAGTAGACAATGACGGAAATAAATATAACTACCAAAACGACTCAACTGCACAATCTTTTGGTATTGACAGTATTAACATTAATATTAAGGGTGCTAACTTTATACCACAAGTTAACATTAACTTTATTGACGTTAGAGGTAAAACTCTGTTTGAATCACCCCAAAATTCACCATATGGTGCGTTCTTTCATTTACCTTGGCCGATCTTTTATTTAACAATAAAAGGGTATTATGGTAAAGCAATTAAATATAGATTACATTTAACTAAGTTCAGTTCAAAATACAATGAATCAAATGGTAATTTTGAAATTGCCACAACATTTGTTGGGTCAACTTATGCGTTTTTAAATGACATACCACTTGATGGTATATTAAACGCACCATACATGTATATGGTTGAATCGGATCCCGATTTACCAGCAAAATTCAACGAGAAAAAAGGAACAAAAGAAAAACAGATTAAAAAATCTTCAAAAGGTTATGTAATGTTAAAATCTGTTTATGATGAATATAAACAAAAAGGTTTAATTGATAAGAACTTTCCAACAAAAACGTTAAGAGAAGTAATCGTTATTGCTAGAAGTTTAGATAAAATATTAGAAAAAGAAATATTCGGTGGATTGGTTGATATGAAACTATTCGTCGGTGTTAAAGATTTTGAAAAAAAATTAACAGAATTTGAATCGGCAGTTAAAAATTGGAGTAAAAGATTTGTAAGTGCCGAAACTGTGGAAGTAGATGGTGCCATTTATAATAGAATGGTGGATAGAACTATAACAGATATAAAAATAAAAGGAAGTACTGTTAATGGTACATTAGAAAGTATTATAACAAATTATCCTTTAGATTTAAAACAGACTAAAATATTTACAGAAACGTTTTTAAAACAATCTGCAAATGATTTTAAGAAAGAAACATTTAGTTATTCAAACAAAATAAAACCGATTGACTCTTATGTAAAATTAATAGCTAGCGGTTATGTGGTCTCTGTTCAAGGTGTTTTAAAAGACATCTATGATATGCAACAATTATTCGTTCAACAAAGAAATAAATTACAAGACCTTGTTGAAAGAAAAATGAATGAAATCGTTAAAGATAAAGATAAAGGAATTGGATTTGACCCAACAATACGTAATATATTTGCGGTAATTTTAGCAAATGCCGAAGTTTATATTAGGTTACTAAAAGAAGTACATAGTAAATCATTTGAGGTTTCCACAATAAGAAGACAAATATTAAAAGGGTTTAGTGATGAGTCAAAAGGTAATGATTCAATTTATCCTTGGCCTGAAGTAAAGAAACAAAGTTCAAACAAACAAAAAGTAATTGCATATCCTGGAGATCCGGAGTTACAACAAAAATTAAGGTCATACGATAAGTTTCTGTGGCCCGAAATTGATTTTTTAGAAAACTATCAAGCTGTAGGTACAAAAAGACAAGACTCATTAACAGGTAACGAAGGTTCTGCAAGTAAAATTGATTTCGTATTTGATAATTCAAATACAGATGGTGATTTACACAAAATAGCGACATTGTTTCAATTAGCAATTGGTACACCATATATTAACAAGTCAATATCTTCTATAATATATGAAATACATGAGAGAGGTAGATATGCAACATTATCCGACGATTTCTCATTAAACACAATTAATGAATTAGCGGATAGAGAATTTGATAATATACAAAAAATGTTTGGTGAAGACCCTGATGTTGTTGGAATGTTAAAAACAATGACAAACATTACAACACTAACAGAAAATTTATTATCGTTTTCACCATTTGATAGGTATCCCTATTTTGAAGATAAGTTACCAACAACACCTTATTTAAAAACAATTGAAAATACTCCGTTCTCAATTGAAACAAGTTATAGTGGTAATAAGAATTTTGAAGATACTGGTGTTTTTAATAAATTAAAAGAAAATTTAAATAATTTCACATATGAGTCTGAAACTTATAGATTAAACATATATCCATTTAATTCGGATAGCTATTTAAACTATTTGGGTGAAGAATCATTTAGTTTAGCAGATTTAAATTTAAAACAAATATTCCAAGTTAATACTAAAGAAGGATTAATATCCGCACCAGCACTACCAACATATTGGACAGATAAATACTCTAACTTATTCGATGAAAAAATAAAAATTGGACCAAGTAGTTCCGCGAGTATTTTAAACACACCATATTTTCATAAACAATTAGAATCTGATTTCGGTAAGCAATCATACGGAAAGTATGCAGGTTCTGCATATCTTTTATTGAACTCATTACCATTTATTGATTTAGAAGATGAATTCTTTGGTAAAACAAGGTTATCTACGGTTTTTAGAGAGATAAGTGCATCACATTATGTACCCTATCATTTAATAATCAAATGGGGGTCAATTTATCATAGATATAAAAAGAAAATATTAGAAAATAAAGATATATTATCTGGATTTTTAAGCGGAACAACCACAACAGCAATTAGTGGAAAAACATTCTTTGATGATGGTAACAATTTAACATTTAATATTGGACAAAACGTAAATTATACATCACAAAATGTAATCGGTTTACATCCATTATATGATTCTGTATTTCATCAAATTGTAAATGGGTATTCACATTTCTTATTTTCAACTGGTGACACCATATCATTTGATACTGCATTTACTAATAAGACCATCAA